CATCAGTTGATGTGGGCAGAGGATAACCTCAAGAACTACCCGTACCTGCTCATCAACGCGCTTACGGATGCCAACGGGAATCCTATGGTTGCCGGCCCTGTGGCCTACACCAAGCCTCCCGCACTGCCTCCTTCGATGGCTGCACTCTTGCAGCTTACTGAAGTGGACATGCAAGAGATCCTGGGTTCGCCTGGGCAGGGAGACAAGATGGTGAGTCACCTCTCTGGCAAGACAGTGGAACTGGTCCAGCAGCGTCTCGACATGCAGACCTTCATCTACATGTCTAACATGGCCAAAGCAGTGAAGCGGTGTGGCGAAATCTGGCTGTCTATCGCTAGGGACATCTTTGTTGAAGAAGGCCGGAAGATGAAGACAGTCCACGAGTCCGGCAAGATGGAACCCATCGAGTTGCTTAAGCCTGTCGTTAACGAAGAAGGCGAGATCGAGTACGAAAACGATCTTTCTGACGCTGAGTACGACGTTGTCGTGACCGTTGGCCCAGCCAGTGCCACTAAACGGCTCGCTACTGTCCGGGCACTGACCGATATGATGACCATGACTCAAGATCCTGAGATGACTCAGGTGCTCTCTGCCATGGCCATGCTCAACATGGAAGGCGAAGGAATCAGTGACGTTCGCGACTACTTCCGTAAGAAGCTCCTGATGATGGGAGTCCTCAAGCCTACGGAAGCAGAGGCTGAAGAAATGGCTGTAGCGGCTCAGAATGCCCAGCCAGACCCGCAAGCGCAGTACTTGCAGGCTGCGAGCGAAGAGGCCATTGCACGGGCTTCTAAAGCGCAGGCAGACAGCATTCTTGCAGTGGCTAAGGCTGAAGAAGCCCGCGCCAAGACGACTGAGACGCTTTCCAAGGTCAGCACAACTGACCAAGATCGAATCTTTGCGCTTGCAGACCGGCTAACCCAGCCGGCACCTCAGATGCAATAATTTCTATTGCGTCAGAGCGGTTTTAGTTTTATGAATAGCACCACACCGGCAGAAGATAATACAACAGAAGAAGTATCCGATAAAATCGAAGTCGTAACAGAGGCCGTAGAGAATACGGAGCCTGAGAAAACTGAAGATCCCGGAGATGAAACTGTAGTAACTATCGCAGGGGAATCGCCACCCCAGGAAGAGGAAGAGAAGCAGGCGCCCGAATGGGTGCGTAACCTGAGAAAGAATTACCGCGAGTTACAGCGTGAAAAACGCGAACTTGAGGAAAGACTCAAATCAGTTTCACCGGCACCAGAGCAATTTCCTGTCACGCCGGGGAAGAAACCGACACTTGAGGACTGCGATTACGATTCAGATAAGTTCGAGAACGAACTTGCTGGCTGGTTTGAACGCAAGCGGCAGTCTGAAGAGGCTGAAGCACAGCAGAGAGCCAAACAGCGGGAAGAACAGGAATCTTGGCAGAAGAAGTTGGAAGGCTATACCCAGTCTAAGACTGGACTAAAAGTATCCGATTTCCAAGACGCTGAAGAGACTGTTCTCGAAACTCTGAATGTAACTCAGCAGGGAATCATTCTTCAGGGTGCTCAGAATCCGGCTGTAGTTGTGTATGCTTTGGGTAAGAATCCAAAGAAAGCAAAAGAACTGGGCGAGATTACTGATCCCGTTAAGTTCGCATTTGCTGTAGCAAAACTAGAAACCCAACTGACTGTGACATCTCGCAAACAAGCTCCTCCTCCTGAAAAAAAGATTAACGGAAACGGTAGTCTTGATTCGTCCAACGCTCAGTTGGAACGGCTGCGTGAAGAAGCGGCACGCACCGGCGACATGACGAAAGTAATCGCTTTCAAACGTCAGTTAAAAAACCAATCCTAGTTTATGGCTAATGCATTCAGCAAAGAAGAAAGGGTAGCGTTCGAAAACCTCCTCGAAGGTTTCCAAGACGCGCTCGTCCTGTCCCGCAACGTCTCGATCTACACGACCGACCAGACGATGATGGAACGCACTAACAACACGATTTGGAGGCCGCAGCCTTATATCAGCCGCTCGTACTCGGGCACTGATATGACCTCGAACTTCTTCGACTACACCCAGCTCTCCGTTCCGGCGACAATCGGCTTCAACCAGTCTGTTCCTTGGATCATGACTGCGACTGAACTGCGTGACGCGCTTCAGGAACAACGCCTCGGTGATTCTGCCAAGCAGAAGCTGGCGTCCGACATCAACGTCGCCGTAATGAACGTGGCCTCCTCGCAGGGCACGCTCGTTGTGAAGCGTCTCTCCGCTGCCTCCGGGTTTGATGACGTCGCCCAGTGCGAAGCCATCTTCAACGAGCAGGGCGTGAACTTCGATTCCCGCTACCTCGCTCTGTCCACCCGCGACTACAACGGCATGGCGAGCAACCTCGCTGGCCGGCAGACCCTGACGCCTAAGGCGTTGACCGCTTATGACCGCGCCTTCATCGGCCAGGTTGCGAGCTTCGACACCTTCAAGCTCGACTACGCAAACCGCATTGGAGTGGCGGCTGGTGGCGCTGGCATCACGATCAACACGCTGTCCGGTGCGAATGCTTACATTCCTAAGGCAGTGACCTCGTCCCCGACGACCTCTGAGCGTCTCAACGTGGACAACCGTTACCAGACGGTGACCGTGTCGAGCAGCACCAATGTGGCTGTGGGCGACTGTTTGACCATCGCTGGTGTGAATGCAGTCCATCACATCACCAAGCAGGACACCGGCCAGCTCAAGACCTTCCGGGTTATTGCTGTCCCCGGTGGTGGCACCACGCTGATCATCAGCCCTCCCATCATCTCCAACCAGTCTGAGAACGACACGCCCGCAACGGCTGAGTACCAGAACTGTGTGGTGAACGTGAAGTCTGCTACGAGCGCCATTGTGTTTATGAACACTGCGGCAGCTCCCATCAACTGCTTCTGGCAGAAGGACGCGATCGAAATCCTGCCGGGCCGTTATGCGGTTCCTCAGGACGCCGGTGCGAACGTGATGCGTGCTTCCACCGACCAGGGCATTGAACTGGTCATGCAGAAGCAGTACGACATCAACACCATGAAGACTCGCTATCGCCTCGATACGATCTTCGGTGTCGTCAACAAGCAGCCCGAAATGACAGGGATCATCCTGTTCGGCCAGCCCTAAGGATTAGTCCTTAATCACACAGGGGAGGGTGGTTGACTCCGCCCTCCCTTTTGTGTATTGAATCTGTAAATGGAATTTCCTTCGATGGTTTATAAGGTTCCCGGGAAGCATGTGCGCCCGTATGGAACATACGATTTTACAGGAGTCAACAACGCTGAAGAACTGGAAGCCAAGATTAAAGATGGCTGGTTTTCGTCTCTTTCAGAAGCGATTGAACCCAAAAAGGAAACGCCAGTTGTAGCGACCACAGAAACAGATGATACTGCACCCCCTACTCGTCAAGAGCTTGAGCAAAAAGCTACTGAACTTGGGATTAAGTTTGATGGCAGGTTTTCTGATAAGAAGATCTCGCAACTGATCGAAGAGGCTTTGAAGTAGTATGGGATACACCAAGAAACAGATCATTGAGCAGGCGTTCGAGGAAATCGGACTCGCTTCATATGTCTTTGATCTGACCGCAGATCAACTGGATAGCGCACTGAGGCGCCTCGATCTGATGGTATCTTCTTGGTATCTCAAGAATATCCGTATCGGGTATCCGCTGCCGGCCAGCCCAGGGGACAGCAATATCGACCAGCAAGTTGATACGCCCATGCAGGCGAACGAGGCTTTGGTGCTCAATCTGGCTGTTCGTCTGGCACCTGCTTACGGTAAGGCGGTATCACCTGACACCAAGGCCAACGCAAAGCTGACTTACGACCAGCTTTTGATTCAAGCAGCGGCTCCGATTCAATTGCAGTACGATAAAACCTTGCCACTTGGGGCTGGATACAAGCGCACTGAACGTGTATTTGTTGATGTGCCAAATTTAGATCCAGTACAAGTGCAGCCTAACGGCCAAATCCTTTTCAGGAACTCCTAGTATGTCCATTGAACGCCTTTCACTAATCGACACGATCACGGCATCGACAAACTTTGC